AGCGTTGCCGACTGACTCAAGCCCCATCATGAATGCGTCAAAGAATATAACAACTTCATCCCAGTTTTTTATTACAAACTGAGCAGCCTGAATCAAACCCATCAGAGGACCAGCGACAATCCACGCCAGCACGGTGCCCACAGTCCTGACCCACTGCGGTGCTGCCTGCCACGCAGCCACAATATCATCCCAAAACAAGACCAATGATGTCAGTGCCAATATTAAACCACCAACAGCAACAGTCAGTATACCAATGGGGTTTGCTGTCAGTACAATATTGACCACGGTCATCACTGCTGTGAGTGTTTTGAGAATGACAATGAGTGTGCCCAATACCACCAGCAGCTTGCCCGCCACCTTGATCCACTTGATAATATCGGCGGCATTGTCTTTGAAGAAATTCACAATATCCATCAGGCCTGTGGTGATGAGGGTTTTATTCTCAATGGTCCACTGTCGCACGTTGGCTGCAACCTCTGTCAGCATAGGCAACAGTGGTGCTAGGGCCTGATTGCGCACACCCTTGATTGCCGCAATTGTTGAAGCCATTTGATCATTAAATGCCTCTGCAGCAGCTGCCTGCTCTTTGGTTATATTACCATTTTCACGCTGCACTTTGAACAGTCGTTCCTGCTCCTTGGTTCCGAGCTTAGCCAGCAATGTCAACCTCGCTGCAGAACGCCCACCCGCAGCATTGGCCAGTGCAACCTGATTCTGCGCACCCTCTGTCTCACCCAACGCTTTGACGAAAATCTGAAAAGCTTTGGCGTTATCTTTTGTTGCAACCAGCTGTTTGAGCAATTCAGGATTTGACTTTTTGAGGAGTGTGACCATTGAACCTGTGCCAGCTCGGGCCTCTCCCACGCGCTTAGTGAATTGTTCAACTGCCTTATCGAATTGCTGTGTCTCTAAGCCAGCGAGTTTTGCAGCAAACCGCCATTCTTGAAATTGCTCAATATCAAAATCAAGCAGTCTGGTCTTTTTAGCGAGGTCATCAGCATCTGTTGCAAGCCCTCTGATCTGTAATGCCAGCGCCGCCACAGCTATGCCACCAACAACTGCCATGCGTTTGCCAACGTTGAAAATACCACTGGCCAATCCACTGAGCGCCCGGTCAGCACTGCGGATACCGCGAGCCATTCCACGGGTGAACCGGGTGACACGTGCATCAATGTTGGCAATGGGCCGGCTCATGCGGTCCACGGCATCAAACACTGCTTCAACGGTAAAACGTCCAGCCATTACTTTGCCCCGGGCTTACTGCGGTTTTTCAGCTCACCATGCAGACCTCTGTAGTAAAATACTATCTGATGGAGCTTCAGGGTCAAAGGGTTGGGCAGGCTGTTGTAGTCAAGACATATTTGAACCAGCATTTCAGCATAGACACGCTGTGCGGTGTGAGTGTTTCGCGGGTGGTGCCAGAATTCCCCACCAGCTCTGATAATTGGATGACGCACAGGGAGCCCAAGAAATGGACGTTTGCGCCTACCAATCGACACTTGCACCGCATTCAGTCCAAAAAAAGCGTCACAATCGCCTGCATCACTTTATAATCCATGCCCACAACATTGGAAAACATAGCGGCCGGCCGCTTAGTCATTGTGGCCATGATTGCGTGCATTTTGGCTACATTGTGACCATCTTCTTTTGAGTCCATAGACATGAACGCATCACCGCCCGGCTCATGAAACACCAGACTACTGGCCTCAATCTTGGGACTGCGTGGAAATTTGCGAAACTCAATTTCACCGGTTTCATTGACCACCACGTGACCACGTTGAATGTATACGAGTATGCGCCGCTTGAGTTTGTGAAATGACTTCAAGTCATCCTTGTCCATGTGGTCCTCATCAACGTCAAGGCCCATCATGTCAACAAACCGCTGGAACTCATTTTCAGCGGTCTCACTGTCAATCAGTATGTCATCAGACATGGTATTTCATCCCCTATTTCAAAAAGTGCAGCGCCCCGGACTTGGGACCGGGCAAGGGAAGAGGATGCAACCACGCTGCGTGTCCCTCTATTTGCGGGTATTATATCTGTTTAGTCAGTTCACCCGGTCCCATCAGATTGACTGATGCGGTTGAGTTTTGAGTGCTGTACTGCAGATCACCGGTGATCTGTGCCGTCCCCTGCCATGTCTGACCGGCAGCAAGAGTGATGCCGATGACTTGAAAGCCGTTACCGTTAGCCACACCTTGCAGAAACTGATGGTCATCACGGTCATCATCACACTCAAGTTGTAAACCCTGAACGCTCAGTGGTTCGCGGGTTTTGATGAGACGTGCTGAGCCATCACCGTTGGCCTGCACTTCATTGATCATGCCGCCCAACTTACGGGTTGCATCGTTATCAGCCGCAACCGGGAAATTACGACCAGCAATGCTGACCGCCAAAATGCTACCACCTGTTGCCATGTTGTTACTCCTCGTGTGTTACGGCTTAGCCGAAATTGAAACCAAAGTTGAAATCAATTGATTTGATATTCGTGTTGCCTGACAGTTTAGCCGTAAAGTCCATGTTCAATCGCTTGGGGTTCGTGCTATCAATGCCAGCTAAAATGCTTGCTTTAGCTCCAGCCACATCAACCAGAACAGCCGCAGCACCGAGACCATCAATGATGGCAGCCAGTGCGGCTTTGGCATCACGGGGACGTTTGGCTGTTGGGTTGCTGCTAAAATCAGTGTCACCAAGCAGTGGTGCACCGTCCCACTGTGCAGACGCAAACTCAACGTTCACATTGTAGATAACATTCATGATTTTCACGATGTCCACAACATAACGATACGCTGGTAACGGGTCACCGGTAGGGTGATACATGGTGACCACATCACTGATGTTGATGACACCGTCCACCACTTCGATGGTTGAGCTGCCGGCCTTCACTGCTGCATCACGCTCAGTGTATTGCCACTGCTCACCATCAGTACCGGGGATCAGTCCATCAGCTGGCTGGCTACCATAGTCATGAGGTGGGTTTTCGTTGGCCAGCACTGCAATGCGTGCCAGCTGGCGTGCAGCTACCACAAACGGCAGATTGACTGAGCCGACACCAACCAGCTGCACATTCACAAAGTCGTCCTTACGGGCGTCTGTGATGGTCACAGCGGTGGCTTCATCGGGTTCATTGTTGCCTGTGAACACCAGTAGTGGCTTGTGGGTCAGATCACCCCAGCGACCGGCACCAAAAGTTTCATATGTGTCCAGTGCGGTGGTGTCATCAATGTCCAGACAGTTGAGCACCAGCGTTTCCCAGACCTCACCGATCTGATCAAGCGCATCCTGCACATCAGGATTGGTGGCACCACCAACAGGCTGAGTGATGGCAAATGAGTTACCAATGGTCAAGTCACCGATGATTTCAACAGTTACACCATTTGCGCTGTCACCTCGCCACTTACTTGTCAAAATCACATCGGTGGTGTTGTCAGTGGCACTGAATGGCATTTCAAGTACAGCATTGATTGCTGCAGTCATTGCCGTGACAACCGTGGCAACTGAGTCACCGGCAGCAATCGTGAACGCATTTGACAATACGCCACCAACACGCACTCGATAGGATGAATTGACCGTTGCTGCAATGGTTGGGGTGATGTCACCAACAGCAGCTGTGGCACCACCAGCCTCAGCCAGTGGATAAATAGTCAGAGGTATGCTGCCCAGACCGTCACCATTATCTGGTAACAACTCACGGGCCGCCAGATGAGCCGGTGAGCCGAAGCCCAACACGTTGGCCACAGCCAATGAGGTGAGGGCTTGAAATTTGGTGGTTGGATAGCTCAGGCCATTGTTGCCTTGTGCGATGACCGCAACCCGCTGGGGTAACAGGAGCGCTGTGGATCCGCGCAGATTTACAAACTCAACACCAATACCAAGAACGCGGGCAACTGCTGAAACTGAAACGGCCATAGCTTATCTCCTAAAGGGTGCGGTCATATTCAAAATACACCTCACCAGTGTCCTGACGTTTGACCTGCAGAAAGACACCCTCAAGCGTATCAGGTGTTGTCTGCGGTGCAAACTCATTGAACCTGACGCGCAAGGCAAGGCGTGCTGCCACTATCTGTTGCACATGTTGTGCGTCAAGTGATGGTTGAAACGATGTGATCGACTGTGGCCAACGCTGACCAATCAGCCCGGTCATCTGCAGGTGTACGTTCTGAGATGCCATCAGAAAATTACGAACAAAACGCATGGTGCGGTGACATTGAAATGCTGCATCAACATCACCCGGAGTGTGGCCCCCGGTCACTTCGTTGCGAGCATAACCGAATGCATACACATCCACATTGTACACGCTGCGCGAATCCTGACGATCGGTGGTGTTGCTGCTGGGCTCATTGAAATTTGAATTGTCATACCAGATGTTGACGATGGGCGCAGGAAAACCGTCAGCCGGCTTCCAGTCCCGGTACTGCTCCCACGGATTGCTTGCCTCTG